TTGCCAAAACGGCAACTCTGGCGGTATGGCCAAGCCGGCGACCTCCCAGGCGATGGCGTGCGGATCGATGCCGACGCACTCGAGCAGATCGTGCACGCCAACCGAGGGCGCAACGGCTTCGCCTACACCCACTACTCCCCGCTGGACCCACACAACGCGCGAGCGATCGCTAAGGCCAACGCGCAGGGCCTCACGATCAACCTCTCGGCCAACACACTTGCCCACGCGGATGAACTGCCAGATTGAAGATCGCCCCTATGGTCACGGTACTCCCAACGGAGCAGACCAAGCCCAGTGTGACTAACGACGAACGATTGGTCGCTGTATGCCCTGCCTCAATCCGTAGCGACGTGAGCTGCGCAACGTGCGGCATCTGCGCCAAGCCTGAGCGCAGAGCCATCATTGGCTTCCCGGCGCACGGTACCGGGGCTGCGAAGGCCCGCAAGGTGTTCTTCATGGAGCCTGTGCCACCGTGACACGGACTGTGACACGCTAAACCCGGCTCCCCGGGGAGCAACCGGTGATCGTTTTTTAGCACAAAAAGATAAAGGGCTTGAAACTAGTTCCAAGCCCTTGATCTATAAGTAAATTCTGGTGGGTGATGCAGGGTTTGAACCTGCGACCCCTGCCGTGTGAAGGCAGAGAATTGACGGTTTTTGAATGTTCATGAATGCACTTTTCTCTCTAGAGAAGCTTTCATAAGCAGTCATATTGCGCCTATAATTTTCCGTACTATTTCCGTACTGGAGAATCATCGTGGCTAGCATCAACACTGTCGGAGCGCGTGACCGCCTAAAGCCACGGCGTGAACCGTACTGGCACAAGCTGTCAGCTGGGTGTTACCTTGGATACCGCCGCCTCACTTCCGAGAGCGCCGGTTCTTGGTTGGCGAGGTGCCGAGGCGACGACGAAAAACAGCAGTACCACGCGCTCGGTACTTTTGACGACATGGCGCCCGCGATGCGCTTTGATGTTGCATCCAAGGCCGCACGGGAGTGGTTCGAACATCTGGGACGTGGCGGCTCCACAGATGAAATCACAGTTGGCGAAGCCTGCCGCCGCTACCTCAAGAAGCTTAAAGAGGATGGGCGGGACGGCACAGCGAAAGATGCGCAAGGCCGCTTCAATCGCTGGGTGTTCGACGATAAAAGGCTTGAGCGCCTGCCCCTCACAAAAATAACCCCCCGGGTACTAGATGATTGGCGCTCAAAGCTGGCGGGCACTTTGGCCATGCCGCAAGACAAAGCGAAGGAAGCCACGCGCAAACGCAGTGCAGCATCTCTAAACCGCGATATGAGCAACTTAAAGGCCGCGCTGAATCTGGCGCTGGCCGACGGCTACATCACCAGTAGCACGGCTTGGGATACCAAACTTCGCCCAGTGGAAGCGGCAAGCGGGAAGCGGGAGGTTTACTTGGATCATGCCCAGCGGCAGAAGCTGGTTAGGCACGCTGCATCAGACATTGGAACGTTCATCCGAGCTATGAGCGCCCTCCCCCTCCGTCCGGGTGCGCTCGCAGCCCGCACAGTGGCAGACTTCGAGCCACGTCTGAAAAACCTACGTATCGGCAACGACAAAAACGGCAAGCCGCGCACGATCCCGCTACCCAAGGAAACGGCGGACTTCATCGCGGGACAGTGCAAAAACAAGCTGCCCGCTGCGCCGATCTTCGCAAGAGCGGATGGTGCCGCGTGGAACAAGGACTCATGGAAAGGCCCTATGAGGGATGCCGTGACCGCTGCCGAGCTACCCAGCGGCGCAACAGCTTACAGCCTGAGGCACAGCACTATCACCGATCTGATCTCAGCTCACGGGCTGGATCTGCTAACCGTCGCCAAGCTGGCTGATACGTCTTTGCCAATGATCGAAAAACACTACGGACACTTGAGACAGGCGCACGCCGCTAATGCACTGGCTGCGCTGGCAATTTGATACCGGCAAGCCCTGCGCCGGACTATGTAGGGCAAAAAGACGGCGACCGGGAAGCCTGAGAACGACCCGACCGCCTGACCACTATCAAAAGGACTTTGAAAATGGCTGCATTAATTATCCACCCAGAAGACCATGGATGGGAGCGAATCGAGACTGGTGACATGCTTGTTCGCCGCTCACATCTGCCGGAGGGGCGGCTTTACACTCGAGATAGTTGGGGCTATGAGATCGTCGCAGCCAGCGGCGTGCTTGATACGCTCCGCATCCCTGACATTGAATTCCCCATTGCACCGAAGCGGCTGGCATATCGGAACGGTGAGTTTTGCTCCTGGATCTCTGTTAGGGCAGTCAAAGGAAAGCGTTGGGATGTCAGGGCGAGGTTGCTTGAACCGCTCGACCGCATAGAGGCAATGTTTAAAGCGGCCAGGACTAAAGCGCCCCCTAAGCATAGCCACCTTCGTCTAGTTTGGTCAGCTTAGCCATTTTCGCCAGCCCTAGGCTGATCCCCGAAAACCCGTTTCCCTGACGGGCTGGGCTGGCAACTTTTTCAGGGGCGAGGGGGACGCTATGACGAGTAATGAAACTGATGTTTCTAACAGCATATGCAATGCAGCTGCAATGAGAGAACTGGAAAGAGTCAGGAAAATTGCTGCAAAGCAAGAGGCAAGAGCCGCAGCCGTTCTCGATGAGTTAGTTCATGGGTGTCCTGACCCTTTTGTCGGCGATGCGGAAGCGTGGAATGTCGAATATTTGGCGCACAAAGCGCGTTTAAAAAAAATTATCGCAACAAACTTGGATGAGGAATCAATCAGTGAGTTTGTATCCCTGACATACCAACTTAGAGACTCTAGTAAAGCAAGGCGCCGGGCTATCAACCAGCACTACGCGGGCCCCAAGCAAGCAGCAAAGCAGCACGTTTTCGATTGCTGGATTCGGTGGCAGAAGAATAGACACGAGTACCGGAGTAAATCCGCATTCGCGCGGGCAATGCTTGATAAATATGATGCCTTGGGAAGTCAACGAGTGATCGAGCGCTGGTGCAAAGAGTGGGAATCTGAACCCAGCTAGCAGGGTACGTACCTAGCTAGCAAAGTACGTACCCTGCTAGCATAGTGCTATATATTTAGGAGCAAATATCGGTTGCAATGAAGGCTCATTCATTCATGAGGCTTTCAATGCACACTGTTTCCGCTCCAACCCGCCATAAGCGCCCACCTCTCCAGTCGGCCTATGCGCTTCATATTGCCGAAGCCCTGCTAAAGATTCAGACGGTGATCGAAGTCACTGGCCTGTCTGAATCGAGCATCCGCCGCAGAGTTGCCGAGGGCACGTTCCCAGCGCCAAAAAAAGATGGCAAGCGCTGTACCCGTTGGGTAGCCGGTCAAGTCTCCGACTGGCTCAAAGCCAAGGGGGCGGCATGACTTATCGGGCTGGCACGATAAAACGTGAACGTCGCACCCGTGATCGTGTCGAACAACTGGATTCGCAGATCATTGCCGTGTTGAACGAAGATCATCCCCAATCCGTGCGCCATGTGTTTTACCGGATGACCGACCCGCGCCTGCCTGAGCCGGTGGAGAAGTCCGACCGAGGCTACAGACATGTTCAAGAGCGCTGTGTGAAGCTTCGCCGCGACGGTCAAATACCCTACAACTGGATCGCGGACATGAGTCGCCGCGGCTACTTCGTCAACACCTATTCAGGTGCGGGCGATTTCATCCGGAGCATGGCGGGTCATTACCGCGCCGATCTATGGCGAGACTCCGATTACCGCTGTGAAGTGTGGGCAGAGTCGCGCAGCATTGCATCTGTGCTGCTGGGTGATTGCAAAGACCTTGCGGTGGACCTGTACCCCTGTGGCGGATTCAGTAGCTTGTCCTTCGTCCATGAGGCTGCGCAAGTGCATAACCATGGCGACGACGCCAGGCCCCTGGTGGTGTTCTACATCGGTGACTACGACCCGGCGGGCGTATTGATTGATGTGACGCTGGAGCGTGAACTGCGCATGCACTTGCGGTCAGATATCGAACTGAACTTTCGCCGCATTGCCATCAACGAGGAGCAGGTGGAGGAATACGACCTGCCGACCAAGCCGCGAAAGGAAAGCGATAAGCGCGCCCAGCACATCAAATACACCGTGGAGGCAGAGGCCATGCCAGCTCGATCACTGCGTTCATTGTTGCGGCTCGAAGTGGAATTGCTGCTACCTGAAAACGCCCTGGAAGTCGCTAAGGTGGCCGAACAATCAGAACGTGCTCACTTGGCCAGAATGGCCCGACTGCTGGAGGCGCGTTAATGGGCCGGGATAAACGCCCAGCTAAGACCTACGCCGACAAGTTTGTAGGCGTCAATCTCTCGCTGCTGAACAGTCCCGCTTACATTGCACTAGATCGTTCCTCCCAGGCCCTGTTCTTTGACCTTCGCGTGAAGTTGAACGGGTTCAACAATGGAAACATCAACGCGGCATTGTCGGAGCTACGGCACCGGGGATGGACGGCCCCGGTGACACTAGCAAAGGCTTTGCGTCAACTAGAGGCCGCTGGATTTATCGCCAAGACCCGCGCCACCATCGGCGTGGAGAACGGTTCCAAGGTGTGCAACCTCTACCGCTTCACGGACTTGGAAGTGTTCGAGAACCTGAAGCTTCACATTGATGCCATGAAGCCGACGCACGAATACCTAGCAGCCAAGACGCTAACCGAAGCCCGGCGAGTCATTAAAGCTGCCACAGCGCCACGGGCCAGGGCGACTAAAAATAAAACGACGCTACAGAAAATGCAGCGTGCCGATACAGAAACTGTATCGATGGGAGCATTTGACGCTACAGTTTCTGTATTAGCCCCTCCTGCGACTCATTAAAAAATGTAGCGTCAGAACGGTGGCGAATTTCTCAAAACCCAGTATCCATGCGGGTTTCAGGCCGATCAGCCCTCAGTTTCTGTACCACCGACCAACTACAGAAACTGTACACCTCTATAGCTCTACCAGTCCTAGGACGCAGAACAGGACTGATGGCAGGGCCAGGACAGCGAGCGGCCCCAACGACCCGCCTTGCTGTTGGCATATCGGAGAGCGGCCCAGTGAAAACAGGCTCCAAACAGTGGTTGGCCCGCAACGGCAAAAAATAGTTATCTGCCATGTTCGGCCATGAGCATTCACCCCTCTCAGGCCTATTGCTATCATTTTTGAAGTTCGGTATATCTGGGTCTTTCTTCATTCTTTGCAAAGAACTGACCCATGAAACTGAACGACCTGCGCGAAGCCCGCGCTGCCAAAGTTACCGAAGCCCGAACCCTGCTGAACGCTGAGACGCTGACGCCCGAGGCGAAAACCAAGTTCGACTCACTCAAGGCTGAAATCTCAGCCCTGGAGGCTGACGAAGCCCGCGCCCAATTCATTGAAGAGGCCGAGCGCCGCTCTACAGGTACGCCTGTAGACACCAGCCGCCGCAACATGGAAAGCCGTGTGAACGTGCTGGACGCCATCGCCTGCCAGGTGGAGAACCGCAGCGCCACGGGTGCCTTGGCAGAGTTCCAAGCCGAAGCTAAGCGCATGGGCATCGAACCTAGCAAAGGCGGCATTCTGGTGCCCACGTCGATCTTCGAGAAGCGTGCGACTCAGACCACCACCAGTTCCGCAGCCATCGTGCCGGACGACTTCAAAGCTGACCAGTTCATTGGCCTGCTGCGCAACAGCCTGATCGTGAAATCACTGGGTGCCCGAGTCCTTACCGGGCTGCGCGGCGATACCGTGTTGCCCAAACAGACCGGCGCATCAACTGCGTACTGGATTGCCGAAGGTGACGCCCTCACTGAGAGCAACACCACCTACGGAAGCGTCAAGCTGGAGCCAAAGCACGTAGGCGCACTCACTGCACTGAGTCGTCAACTGATCCAGCAAAGCAATCCGGCCATTGAACAACTGGTGCGCGATGACTTCTCCGCAGTGGTTTCGCTGGCAGTGGATAAAGCGCTGCTGCACGGGACTGCCGCCGCCAAGCAGCCCACGGGCATCTTGAGCGTGGCAGGCATTCAAACTGCATCACTGGCAACGCTCGATTGGGATGCCATCGTCGCCATGCTTGAAAAACTGGGCCTGGAGAACATCACGCCCAATGCCATCGTGACTCATGCCAAGGTTTCGACCAAGCTGCAAACCACGCTCAAGGATGCTGTGGCCGGTGCCGCGTACCTGATGCAAGGCGGCCGTGTGGCAGACCTTCCAGCGTACTCCACCAACCAACTGGACGCCAAGGCAGGAAGCCCAGCCACGGGCCGATTGATTGCAGGTGACTTCACCCAACTGGTGATCGGCGAATGGGGTGCTACAGAAATCCTAGCAAACCCTTATGCCGCTGGGTACTACGAAAAGGGTGATGTGCAGCTCCGAATTTTGCATACCTGCGATGCCGCAGTGCGCCATCCCAAGGCATTCGTGCTGGCTGACGACATCGCTATCTAAGGAGCAAGCGAATGTTGGAAGTCCGCTCTACTGGCAACCTGCGCAGCAACGGCAAGACGCTGCACGGGTATGCCGCGATATTCAACAGCGAAGCCAACCTGGGGAGTTTCTCTGAGGTCATCCGCAATGGAGCCTTCGCCAAGTCCCTGGGAAGCGGCTCCAATATTCGTGCGCTCTATCACCACCAAGGCGCTGCGCTGCTGGGTACGACCCGTGGCGGTAGCTTGAAGCTCAAAGAGGATGCGCATGGACTGGCTTTTGAGTTGGCTCTACCAGATACCACCCATGGCCGGGACTTGGCTGTGCTGGTTGATCGTGGCGACGTGGCCGGTTGTTCATTCGGCTTTCAAGTAGCCGATGGTGGCGACCGCTGGGAGGAACGAGGCTCCACGATAGTGCGCGAGTTGCTGGAGGTGAATCTTCATGAAATCACCTTGACCAGTGACCCGGCCTACACCGATACCACGGTGGCGATGCGCAACAAGCCTAAGCAGTACCTGGTCATGTTCTCATGCGAGCCGCGCAACCTGTGGCTGGAGACATGCCGATGAGCCTCCTAGAACGCGCATTGAATGTGATTGGCCTAGAGCGCCGAGCCACCAACCCAAATGACACCTGGGGAGCCTTCCAGACCCTGCGCAATGGCCCGGTGAACGACCAGACCGCGCAAGGGGTGAGTGCTGTCTATGCCTGCGTACAGGCCATTGCCGAGACTACGGCCACGTTGCCCCTGATCCTTTATCGGCGAAGTGGTGATGACCGTGAACGCGCTGGCGACCATCCCCTATACCGTGTGCTTCATGATGCGGCTAACCCCGAGCAAACCGCCCTGGAGTTCCGCGAACTGATGCAGGCGAATGTCTTGCTTCGTGGCAATGCCTTTGCCCGCATCGTGCGTGGCTATGACGGCCAGGTGAGAGAGTTATGGCCCATCAACCCCGACCGCATGAACGTGCTCAGGTTGAACACTGGCAAGCTGGCCTATGAGTACAGCGATACCGAAGGCCGATTGAATCGCCTGCTGGCAGATGAGGTACTGCACCTGCGTCACCGACTGGGTGACGATGGCGTGATGGGCGTCAGTCCTATACAAGCCGCCCGTGGAGTGATCGAGTTGGCTATCTCCGAACAGGAGCATGGTGTTTCGACTTTCCGCAATGGTGCAAAGCTGCTGGGTGTACTCAAGTTCCCCGGCAAGCTCAAAGCCGAACAACGCACAACCATCCGTGAGTCCTGGGCCAGCCAGCATGCAGGAGGTGCCAACAGCGGCCGCACTGCTGTGCTTGAAGAGGGTGCCGACTTCCAGCCGGTGAGCATGAGCCTAGAGGATGCCGAATGGATCGAGGCCCGCAAGCTCTCAGTGGTGGAGGTGTGCCGCTTGTTCCGTGTGCCCCCTGTCATTGTGCAAAGCATGGAGAGTGCGAACTACTCCAACAGCGTGGAGCTAGCTCGCCAGTTCGTGACTCTGAGCCTACGCAGGCACCTGACCATGTGGGAGCAGGGCATTGCACAGAAGCTGCTGACTGAGGCAGGTCGGCGCACCTACTTTGCAGAGCATCAGGTTGAAGGATTGCTGAGAGGCGATGCCACCAACCGAGCCGCGTTCTATAGCTCAGGCATTACCAGCGGCTGGATGCTCAAGAGCGAGGCCCGGAAGCTGGAGAACCTGCCGGTGATCGAGGGCATAGACGATGCCAAGACGGTGGAATCCGATTCCACCCCCACCCCTGCGCCGCAACCCTATCCATCCAAGCAGAAGGAAGCCGCATGAACCGCCCCAAGCTGAAGATGCTGCAACCGCGCATCAAGATGATCGAAGACACACGCATCAAGATGGCACCGCCTTTGCGCCTATCCAAACGCACAGGACGCGATGCAGACCCGCGCCGCACCTTACCCCTCAATGGAGCAGCGTGGCAGCGCCTGAGGGCATCTGTGCTGGCTGGTGAACCTCTATGCAGAGCATGTGCCCAGCGTGGGCAGGTGGAACCGGCTACTGATGTGGATCACGTCTCAGGTGACCCGAGCGACAACAGCACGGATAACTTGTGTCCGTTGTGCCATAGCTGTCACTCGATCAAGACGGCGATGGATCAAGGCAAGCGCGTGAGCCTGGGGTGTGGCCTGGATGGCTGGCCTATCGACCTGCGCCACCCGTGGAATGCCAAGACGCCGCTGCTGCTCAGGCCCGATCCGAGGCGAGGCGATGAGCCAGAAATCACCAGTGGCTGATTGGCCTAGACCGTCCTGTCCCTCTTCCTTTAACGCTTGCTGCTTAAAAAATAGGCAACCATGAAGCTCACTCCCAAACGCCAGCGTGCAGACACTGCCAAGGGTGCAGTGCAGGCCGCTCAGAACGCCGCACAAGGCCCGATTGATCCGCCGGCCTATGTGACCCTGCCGGAAGCCTGCAAACCGTTCTGGAATGCCATCGTGCAATCTAGGCCGCGTGATACCTGGACTGATTCCGATCTGGTGCTGGCTGCGAATCTGGCCAGGGTGCAGCATGCTATTGAAACCGTAGCAATCGGATCTGATGAGCATGCCAAGCTAACCCGCCTTGCCATGGCCTTGTCTCGCTCGGTGAGTGTTCACACAACCGCTACCGTGGGCCGAGCCGCTGACATGGTGAATGCAGCGACCGCCGAGCGTGGAGCACGCCAGCAACCAGATGATGATCTGATTCCGAGGCTCCGCGCAGTATGAGCAGAGCCGCCCGCATCATTGACTTCATTCAGCGTTACTGCGTGACGCCCGAAGGCGCGGATGTGGGTAAGCCGCTGGTGCTGGCTGACTTCCAAAAGAAGTTCATCCGTGAGGTCTACGACAACCCCGCTGGAACGCGCCGCGCTATTCTTTCAATAGCACGAAAGAATGGTAAGTCTGGCTTGATTGCTGGCCTGCTGCTGGCGCACCTTGTCGGGCCTGAGGCCAAGCAGAACGCGCAAATAGTCTCTGGTGCCATGAGTCGGGATCAGGCATCCCTGGTGTTCTCGTTGGCCTGCAAGATGGTGCAGCAATCGGCGAAGCTCTCCAGCCTGGTGCGCATCGTGCCTTCAGGCAAGCGCCTGATCGGTCTGCCCATGAATGTTGAGTTTCGAGCGATGGCCGCTGACGGCAAGACCGCTCACGGGCTATCCCCGGTGCTGGTGATCGGCGATGAATGGGGCCAGGTACGGGGACCGCAGTCTGATTTCATTGACGCGCTGCTGACCAGCCAGGGCGCGCATGCCGACCCTCTCCAGATCGTCATCAGCACGCAAGCTGCCACAGATGCCGATTGGCTGAGTGTGCAGATTGACGACGCCAAGGTGAGCAGCGACCCAAAGATTGTTTGTCATCTGTACGCCGCACCAGAAGGTGCTGATCTGCTGGACGTGCAAGCCTGGAAAGCAGCCAACCCCGCGTTGGGTTTGTTCCGCTCCGAAGCCGATTTGCAAGAACAGATGGTGCAAGCCCAGCGCATGCCCAGCATGGAAAACTCAGTTCGTAACCTGCTGCTGAATCAGCGGGTATCGACGGAAAGCCCGTTCGTGTCGCCGGACGTGTGGAAGGCGTGTGCTGCAACTGCACACTCAATGTGCAGTATGGATGGTCCCGTGTTCGCTGGCCTGGATCTATCCATGCGCACCGACCTAACCGCTCTGGTGCTGATCGGCCAGGACGATGATGGTGTGTGGCATGTACAGCCGTTCTTCTGGACGCCTGAGGTGGGCTTGGCAGACCGTGCCCGCCGTGACCGCGCACCCTATGACGTGTGGCATCGCCAGGGCTTGCTACGCACCACGCCAGGCAGTGCCATCGACTATGAGCATGTGGCCCGCGATATGGCCGAGATTCTGGTTGACGTGAATGTGCAGGCTATCGCTTTCGACCGCTGGCGCATCGATGTGCTCAAGAAAGAGCTTGAGCGCCTGGACATGGAATTGCCTCTAGTGCCATTCGGCCAGGGCTTCAAGGATATGTCTCCTGCCCTGGATGCGCTGGAAGCTGCCTTGCTGAATGGGCAAGTGGCCCACGGTGGCAATCCGGTGCTCCAGATGTGTGCGGCCAATGCGACGGTGACGAAAGACCCGGCAGGCAACCGCAAGCTCGACAAGAGCCGCACCACGGGTCGCATTGATGGCCTGGTGGCGATGGCTATGGCCTTCGGGATAGCAGCCAGCTCTCAGGCGATGAGCGAGGGCTATAGCGATGGCCAATTCATGTTTGTTTAACCCTAGCCGGGAGGGGTCGCAAGACATGGCCCGGACGCGGATTTGTCAGTGAGTGCCGCGTTCATAGAAAACCCTGACAGCCTGCGGCTTGGTGGCCGGGACATGTTACCCGGCACCTCTCACCGAGCGCGGCAGGCGCATTTACTGAGGAAAAGACATGGTGACCCTGGAAGAAGCAAAAAACCACATTCGCGTTGATCAAGATGAAGACGACGCTGCCATCTTGGCAATGATTGACGCCGCCGAAGCCGCAGCGCTGGACTATCTCGACCTAGACGAACTACCCGACGCAGCGCCAGTGCATGCCGCTGTGTTGATGCTGGTGGGCAGTCTGTACACGCGCCGGGAGAGTCAGTCCGATGGCCCTATCGTGGAGAACAGGCTGTTTACTCGGTTGCTTGATCCGTATCGGAAATGGGTGGCTTGAAGAGAGGTCGACTCAGGAGCCTTTGGATTGCAGCGCCTCCGCGATCTTCGAAGGCTTCTTCAGCTTTGCCCGAGCAAAGACGGGTGAGTAAGTGTTAATTATGAGGGTTCCACCCGCGTCAACTATTTCTATGAGCGGACCGTCCTTCGACAACACTTCGCGACCCGGATAGGTGGTCAGGTCTGGATGCCCGTTATGGTCGCGGCCGTCCAACATTTCAATGTCATACTTTTCGCCAATCTTGAACAC